TCATTTAATTTCTACATAAGTAGGACTAGCTGTAATGTAGAAGATGTTACCTTTTGAGTTTTTCACTTTATATTGTGGAGAACCATTTACCTCTACTTTATCAATAATAGTAAACCCTAAACCTACATCTACAGTACCAGCAACATCAGAATCGGTCCAAGAAGGTCTAGAATAGAATCTGAGACCATTTACCTTAGAAACAACTCGTTTGTCTGCTACTAAAGTTTCGGATGATTGTCCATCTGCTTCAAAATATAACCATTCTGAGTTTTCATAAACCCACTGATCGCCACCTAAATTAAGCCATCCTCCAGAACGTCCCCATACTTTATAATTTTCAGGTGCATTTAGCTTTCTAATTGAATCATATTGAGTACCTGGTCCTTTTCGTAAGTTCACGTTTTTACCAGTAATATAAACGATGCCTGTCCCACTTGTAATTGGTGGTTGTGGAATTTGTGGTGTTTCTGGATTTTGAATTGTTGCACCAGAAACTAACTGTTGTTTAAACCACTGTACACGCCCTTCATTAATCATTCTATGAGGACAATACTTTCCATTTCTCTCTTGATGTGTTTTAACTTTAGAAATTGGAATGTTGAACATATCCATTAACTGACGAATTACTTGAATCGCATTTAATTCAGCTTTACGATACCTTTCCCCACCTGACATAGAATAACAAATCTCTACTCCGATACTATGACGGTTACCTTGTCCATTCCCATCTCCTGCATGCCAGGCATTTCTATCAAAAGGAATTAATTGAATAGCTTCTTTGTCATCTACAGCGATATGGAACGAAGTACCTGTACTATTGTTAGCGACATTATTACGTTCGTTTAATGCTGTAGCATCATTGTAAGTATTGTGGAATGTAATTTCCGTTGGATTCATTGGATTTGGACATAAAACTGAATAACGACTTTCTGGTACTAACATTTTTCTGATTTCCATTATTGAACATCTCCCTTTTTCTCTTCTTGTTTTTGTTTACCGCCTAAAATTTCGACTGCATTTGTTAAAGCTGAAGGCAAAGGTATTCCCATACGCCCTGCATTTTCTAAAAGTGAAAGCAACTCATTTCCAATAAAGAAAAAGATTGTCGCTTCACGAATAGCGCTATTGCTTCCTAGTGCCGAATCTAGTTGAGCTGCCGCTCCTACCAAAAGAAAAAGCACCACCTTTTTGGCGATGCCTTTGAAACCCACTTTACTTTTTAATTCTCCGTTATATCCTGCTGCAATCATGCCAGTTAAATAATCAATAACTGCCATCGTCACTAAGATTTTCAATGTTGTATCCCATCCTCCCAAGAAATACCCGCAAAAGCCACCGAAAGTGGCAATAAAGGTTTTTAATAATACATCAATACGATCCATCTTTTCATCTCCTTTTTTAGCAATAAAAAAAGACCAGCTATTGCTGCTCCTGCTCTGTTTGTGTGTTATTTTCATTAGTTGGTGTTGGCGGTTCTTGAGATGGGTAATTCCCTGTAAGTGATGCATAACACTCTAAACAAATGTTCTTTTTCGCAAATCCCATATCTAGTGAGTACAAACGCGCTCCGCGTTTACATATTTCACACAGCGTAGCAATCCGAAACTTTACTGTCCCATCCATCTCTCTCCATACTTCAACCCTACTAACACCGTTTAGAAGCCCTGCATTATTTAACATATCAGCAGGTATTTGAACAAAAATCCCTGTATCTGTGCGCTCTGCATCCACCAATCTCCCCATAAAAGGAAAACTTTCACCTGCTTGAAGTGGCATCATTTGATTTTTATTCATTCTTACTTCTCCTTTCTATCCAAGTGCGTTAAATTTCCAACCGCTTGGCGTACTCGCATAAAAACCCGATCCCATATTACCGTCTGTAAAACGAATATGACCCCATTGTTGGAATCCACCGCCACCTAAGTTAATTCCCTGCATTGCTCGTATATTCCTAAAGATTTTCACTTCTTTTTCAGTACTTATATCAAACGTTTGTCCGTCTGGTGCTGGAGTTATATTATTATTCACACCACCTACAGCAAGTCCGTTAAACGGCTGAATACCATCTGCTCTTTCTGCTGCAGCACGATCCCAATTATACATAGATGCATATTTGCCACTGTATAGCGTTACACCACTTACACAAATCGCTGTCCCTTGTCTCATGTCAGCATTAGCAGAACAAACTTTAATAATCAATGCATGTTGTTGCGGAATATAGTTGGTCGGCACTTTGAAAGTGAAAGAGTACCTTCTGATTTCTCCATAATAGGTAGACGGTTCAGGGAAGTCCATCTTTTGTTCACTCAATATGTCGTAACTTACGTTATCTCGGAATTTAACGCAGCATACGTGTATTCTCGGTTTTCCTGTCTTACGCACGCCATTTATCATGGCAGTTCTAAAATGAGCGGATGCTGTATATTCGTTACCAGGATGTATACCGTTATTCACAATTGCTTCTGGGTAGTTATACATATCTACCCTTGCAGCATTCACCATTTGCTCGTAGTCAAATATATGTGTATTCTTTTCTATTACGACATTTCCCCATGACTTCCAAGTAAGACCGTATCCACCTTCAAATCCATAATAATCGCTATGTCCGATGTTTTTCTTTGTAACACTAGAAAAATCGGGATCTGCTATTAGATTTCGTCTTGATACCGCAGTTGTTTTTGTGCCCCATTCGTCTTGAAATAGGAAGTCTAGCATTTTAACAGTTACACCATCTTTATCAATAGTGATCTTATCACCATCAATTCTAATAAGATTCGTATCAATGCCTTTTGCAGTTAACCATTTCACCATTGTATCGGCATTAATATCCAGTTTTGCAGCATTGATTGTAATTTTCCCAGGAGACATATTGATGGCAGTAACAATACCATCCTTTAAAATCTGCGCTATAATCCCTTCATCTAACACTTCTAACCTAGATTCCGTTTTCGTTACATAACCTTTATAAGTTTCATTTATAAAGGTTTCTTGTTTTCCAGAAACGAGTGAAATACCTCTTTCAGTAGCACTAATACTTCTTTCTAACTCTGTAACTTTCTGATTGTATTTTTCGGTAGCTACTTTATTAGCAATATCATCTATCATTTTATCAATATCCGTTTGATCTTTCGGATGTAGCCAAAATTCTGTAGCTACTTTACCACGCTGTAACATAGGTAACGCAATCCATAAGGTCCCATTTCTTCTCACCCATGGTTTATAACGCGCTTTAACAGCTCCAACTGGAACTGTTCCGGCAATAACAGCTCTAATCCAATTAGAATTTGCAGTTACATCGATACCAATTGATGATTGTGAAACTCGGATACCTTGGGCATTTAGATACTCAATTTCTAACACGAAACCTTGTCCTATGTTATTGGACATAAAGTAACCCGAAGCTACAATGTCTTCACCAGCAGTTACGTCTATCGTTTGATGAATGCTATACCATTTATCTTCATTCAATCCAGTCGCATATAATTTAGCTGTTGTATAGCCTCTGTATGTTACAGAAGAATCAATAACAGCACTATTACCATTTTGTGTCCAGTATTTGAAGCCTTGAGCGAATGAAGCGTTCCGTAGATCATTTATAGAACCCAATCCACCAACATAATCCTCAACATCTTTCTTTTTCATTGTTAACTTTAATGCTTCAGAATGTTGCCCTATTGTTGTAGTAGCCTCACTAATCGTCTTTCCTTGCGCAGTTTGTGTTTCCTGTAATTTCTTAACACTTGCAGTTGTTCCTTCTGCATTCTTTTCTACAATGTTAACACGTTCATCAAAAAAGGTTTGTGTTTTTTCTACCGTTTTAATACTTTCTTTAATACCATCCACACTTTTTTCAATCTCTGTTGTTTTCTTAGTGAATTCATCATTCGTTACTTGATTTTCTGGAGCTGGTGTCCAATCCTGTGGCTTATTCCCTTTATATAAAGCCACCCATTCTACAGTTGCCTTTGTAGCATTATTTGGATAATTATATAAGTTTAATCTCCGTTCATTCCCACTTGTAGTTGCAACAGCTTTAAAAGTTACATAAGTTATTCCGTTAGCATAGACACTTGTTGCATATCCAACATTATTTGAACCACCATTCTGCCAAATTCCAAATTGTTGGCCTTGCGGGACACTTCCTTTAATTACAAAAGTATATTCCTCACCTGCAACAAAATTTTCAGTTAGAGAATATGGATTGATTAGATAATCTGTTTTTTCGTATTTAGCATTTGAATCTAATAACAGATTACGCCCTCCAGATCTATCGTTATTAACCTTTGTTTCTACTCTTGTTAACTTTTCGCTAATCTTCCCTGCTGCTTCTTTTATTTCAGTTGTTACCTTGGTTAAAACATTACCATCTGCAATATCTTCAGGAGCAGGTCGCCACGAATAATCTTTACTGCCTATAGTCAATTGTGGTGAACTCTGCTGATACCAACAACCAGCAGGAGGATTTGCATCGGGCTCTACACGAAAATGACTCTCGTTATCCGTTCCCGGTGATGACATCATACTTGCTGTCACTGTAAACGAAACGCTTACTCTTTGCCATTGATTAGTAGATTTATTTGGACGGATTCCGGTAGCACCTGCTGCAAAATAGAAAGTGTGTTGTAAATCTTGACCATCCGGTAAACCTTTTACACGAATAAAAATTGAATAGGTTACTTTATCTCCTACTTTTACAACTTTTCGATCTACTAAATCTTTGAAGTTATAAGCTAAAGCGGTCCATGATGATTGAGTTTCTACAACTGTATTTCCTTGAAAAACATCCTTCGAAATTTTGACTTTATCTGCTGACTTAAGCCACCAACGATTGTCTGCTTGCGCAATGGTCAAAGCTCCATCAAAGGATTTAGAACCGACTAACAAATTTCTTACATCGTCATTAAAGTTCGCTACACTTTCTTTAACTGCTGAAATAACTTTCTTATTTCCGTCCACATCATTTACTAAGGTGTTGATTTTACTTGTAGTATCAGTACTATTTTTCGTTAATGTTTCAATAGAAGTTTTAAATCCCTCAGAATCCTGTTCAAACTTGGTTACTTTTTTATCAATTTCACCCTGTGAATTTTGTACATCAGAAATAGTTCTCGTAACTTTTTGAAGACTTTCTGTTACTTTATTAAATTGGCCAGTGGTTTCTTCTTGTGCTTCTTCCACTTTCTTATTTAATTCTTCTTTTGTGAGTTTAATATCCTTATTAACCTGCCCCAGTGTATCTTTTTTAATTGATTCCACATCAGGAATAAGAAGCTCCCACCCTTTACCATTCCACACTTTTAACATACCAGGTTTACCGTTACTAATATCTCGCCATAATGTTTTACCTACTATAAGATTATCAATTGGTGGGTTTTTAGCTTCAAGAATATTTACCGTATTATTTTTTAGATTTTCTTGAACTTTTTCTGCTAACTCTTTAGCTGCTTGAGATTCTTTTCGTATGGTTTCAATTGTTTTTTCATTCTCTTTCACCAGTTTGTCTAGCTGATCTAGCATTTCTTGTTTACTACCTAACGAACTAAGAATTTGATTGTAAATCTTTCGTAATTCTTCGTTAGGATCTACAATTTCTCGATAATCTCCAAATACATATTGATCTTGTGTAGGATCAGTAAAAGATTCGTCTCCAGCTATTGCTCTCGCTTCTAAATAAAGTTTTGGTGTAAATCCTGTATCTTTAATTCGGATTGTGTCACCCTCATTAATCAATTCATGTGCTAATCCAAATACACGTCCTATGGATGCCGCTTTTACCTCATAAGAAACAGACGCATTTACACGTTTTTTCATTTCTATTTCCATTAAAGTTTTCAAACGGTCAGGAGACATGTTTTCATTGTCAGTTTCTGGACTATAAAAACCAAATTTATGTTTACCTTTTTCATTCCATCGTTGAAAAGCATCAATATTAGTAATATAAGGAAGACCATTATTAATTTTTTCTATCGTAATAATGTTATCGCCTTCACCTTTCACAAAACCAATTAAAGCTGTACAGATATTTTGCGAGTTCTCAATTCGCTTAATTCCAATTAAATCTTTCCCTAATTCAATTGTTTTCCCTGTATCCTGCCCGCGTTTTTTCATCATATCAACATACCGTTCGATATGATTCCCTACGACTTCAGTTCGATATTGAATTTCTAGTTCAAATAGAGAAGCAATCTTTTTCAAAAAACTTAATGGATCAATAAATTCATCAACGGTCATAGAACGGAAACTTTCATAAGAAATATTTCCTTTTTTCCATTTCGTTCCCTTAAGAGCTATATCTACATACTCCCCTACTGTTTTTGCTTCAAATTTTTGTGGATCAATATAATTTGCTTTACCAAGTAAAATCCATTCACCAGACGCGTAAGTTGTAAGGGATCTATTATTAGAATCTTTTTCTGTTTCAGTAATTGTGTATGGAACAATTCGTCCACCCCTTACCTCTTTTAAGACCAAATTTTGTTGCGTAAGCGCTGCGGCTTCTTTTGTACCATCAAAAACCGTGAAATCTAGCTTATCAACATTATTTTTAATCTCCCAATGCCTATTGTCATTCCAATAATCCTTTGATTGAATCGCTCCGATAATTTGATCTGTTTGTGAATCAACAACATGTAATATTCCACTTGGTGTTCTCATCTAAATCGCTCCCTATATGTAACCTTTGCTGTTCCTATATCGGAAGGTATGATTTCAAGTTTATTCGTACCTTTATTAATAACAGGAAAATTACTAAAAATATCTTTTATGTTAATAGCGTTTTTCCCTTCAATACTGACGTGACTGCTTTCTGTATCAATCACAACTTTGTCACCAACATCGACTATATAAGGTGGTGTATTTTGATTATTTAAATTCACTTTCCAAAATTTCAAATCAGAAACGGTCATCGCTTCTACTGGCGGAACACCTTGCCACTGCATGATACTAATCTGTATTTGAGCTGCTTTTTCCATATGTTTACTGTCTTTATCGGTCCATCTTGCAAAGCGCTCTGCATCATCTTTTTCTGTTCCAGGAAGAAACTTTGAAATATACGCTTCCCAATCATTACCCGTTCTAGCAATCCACAACCTACCATAATACTGATTCCACGTATTGGGATAATCACCACTCTCATAAATTAAACCTGTTTTTCCAGGCTTATTATCATATCCAATTACCATCGTTCCAAAATTTTGTTCAGCTTGCCAATAGAGGTCGTTCATAGCAATCTTTGAAAGAACTTTGCTATTTTCATCGAGTATCGCTATCTCAACTCGTCCCATTTCATTAATGTTTTTACTCTTACATGTAACATGGGCTTGCATAATAAAATCTTCTACTGGTCCACCAGGGATGCTCTTTTTAACAGCTGCCCCATGCCATCCATTACCTGAGCCATAGTCCGAACAATAGAATTGGTAACTATCTGTTTTCATTTCACCAACCGGATTACCATCTTCCATAGAACTAACCTTACTCCAGCCTACAGTTGTGGACATATCATCCCATATAAGACGTTGATTTCTTTCTACAGGCAATTGCTCCATTTTTAATGGCATTCCAATACGAAAATAATCTGGTTCCTTTGCATATTTATCTTCAAACCATACATCTAAAAAAGTATGTGGCTTTTTAATATCAATTTCAATAATCGGATTGGAATGCACAGAGCCTTTGTTTTGGACATTGGCAATTAACCCTCGACCTTCATTTTCAAAATCAACCGTTTTCTCATTTCCTAACTTATAAGGCATTGGGCAAACAAAGTTCAAAATACCTTTACCTAACGTAACAAAATCCTCTGGATCAAAATCTTCATCAATAACCGCTAAGTATGTCCTATCAGGTGTGACATCAAAGACTAATTCAACAGGTTTTTCTGTAATTAACCACTCTGCTATTTCTTCTTTTACTGTTTCTAAGTCTGATCCATCAGGAACAATAATTCCGACTGGAACAGGTAAAACTCGCATTTCAGTTTCTGTCGTTAATAATCTTGCACCTGGATAACCTGGAACACTTAAAAAGTTCCGTTTTAATGGCGCCCACGCTGGTTTTTTCCAACCTTTTTCGATTTGAATAAAATCCTTGCGTATATTGTTAAATGTAAAAGAGCTCACGTTGCCACCTCATTTCTTTTCAAATTAAAAGAGACTCAAACTTAAAAGTCTGAATCCCTCTGTGTTTCTCTTTCTTGATATTCGGTTGTATAGCGATATGTACCACGCGCTACATCTCGTCCCTCTAAAACAACAGGAACCTCCACAACTAAATCGCCACCAAGCGTTGGAATGACTCCACCACCAGATGGTCCCGAAGAATAATGAATCACTTGATTCGCAACACTAGCTGCCATCGCTTGTCTACTATTTGACATATTTCCATACACACCACTCATAACACTCTTTAACCCTGATAATTGATTCATAGAATTAGCCATCATACGACTCATGTCACCCATTAGTTGATTCATCGTTCCAGTGATACCGAGGGATCTTTCTTTTGAAGATAACGGTGTAACCGTGATAGAATTCCCTCTTTTGGTAAACAGTTCAGGGCCTTTTTCTCCAGTAATAAATGAGCCATCTCCTACAGGTTTTCCACCTTTCGCAAGCATTGGTACATGCGGAATAGTCGGCGCGCTAACTCCTGGTATATTGTTTAGTAATTCTGCTGGTGTATTAAAGCCATCTATAAATTTATTTATGATGCGAATAATTCCATTGACAGCTGTACGAATGCCACTTTTAATACCATCCCATACGCCTAATACTGCTGATTTCATGCCTTCAAATGCTCCACTAACCGCATCTGTTACCCAACGAACAGGAGTCATAATGGCTTCTTTTAATCCATTCCAGACAGAAGATGCGGTTGACTTGATACCTTCCCAAATGTTTGAAAGTGTAGATTTAATACCATTCCAAATACTACTGCTTGTGCTACTAATCATGTTCCAAACCGTTGAAATGGCTTCTTTGATGCTATTGAATACAGAACTCGCTGTGGAAACAATTGCGTTCCATAAGCTAGATAGATAGCTTTTAATCGTATTCCATACTGCACTTGTTGTGGAACTAATTGTATTCCATGTATTCACAATCCAATCTTTTATTGAGGTGAATATTGGCGTTACAAAAGCTACTAACCCGTTCCAGCATGATTGTAAGAAACTCTTAACAGCATTCCATACAGACATTGTTGCTGAACTGATTGTATCCCACACAGCAATGATCCAGGACTTGATTTGTTCAAAAATCGGCATAACAAACGCTACAAGCCCATTCCAACAGGAAACTAAGAAATTCTTAATTGTTTCCCATACAAGACTTGTAGTAGAACTAATGGTATTCCAACATTCAAAAATGAAATTCTTGATACTTTCAAATATTGGCGTGGCAAAGTATAAAATGGCCGTCCAAATCGCTTGTAAGTATTGAGTAATAAAACTCCATACAGTTTGAATCACTGTGGAAATACCGTTCCAAATCATAGAGAAGAAATCAGCAATTCCTTGTAAAATAGGAGTTAGAAAGGCAACTAGGCCATTCCAAGTATTAATGAAAAACTCACTAATCGCTGTCCACACTTCAGAAGTAGTTTGACTGATACCATTCCAAACTTCTGATAATGTTTCAACTACTCCATCCCATATTCCAGTCAAATACTCTACAATCGAATTCCATGTTTCCGTAGTAGTTTCAACAATCGAATTCCATGTTTCAGATAAAGACTCCATGATTCCATTCCATAGTTCTGTTAAAAATTCTTTAATGGCATTCCATGCTGAAGAAGTAGATTCACTAATGCTTTCCCATGTTTCTGTTGCCCATTGGGATATGCCTTCCCAAATTCCTGTTAGAAATTCTGTAATTGAATTCCATACCTCCATGGTCCATTTTTGGATATCGTCCCAATTTTTATAAATCGCAATGCCTATAGCAGCTATAAGCCCTATAATAATAGGAACTACAGCAACAAACGTGGCTGCTAGTCCTGCCCCGATACCAAACAGACCCATGACCGCCATAACGATAGGAGCAAGTGCCATAACCGCACCAGAAATTACACCAATAGCAACACCAATAGCCGCTAACGTTGCTGCTAATTCTGGATTATTGGAAACCCATTCTGCAAATTTCGAAACAAGGTCTGCTATCACTAATAACACTGGTTCAAGCGCCTTCTGTAAATCATTCATTGCTTTTTGCATTTTAGCCGCTGGAGACGCATCTAATTTAGAGGTGGTGTTATTTAAATCTTCTACACCTTTTTTTAGATCAACTTGTTTTCCTTCTGCTTTTAAAATGGTATCAATGATCTTCTTTCCTTGGTCTTCCCAAAGAGTACCGAACATCTTCGTGCCAAGTGCATTTCTGTCTGTAGCATTTTCAACACCAGCTAAAGCCTTAGTTGCTTCAAGCATCGCCTTTTGTCCATTTTCACCGCCACCAGCAATCGCCTGACCCCATTTTTCAAACTGGTCAGCTGAAATCTTTGTTTTATCTAAAACCTCTTGCATAGATTTATCTACACCCGCACCAAATTCCGCCATTTTGATACGTCCTTCTTTGACACCGTCTAGAAGATTATCAATATTCCACGTTTTCGTATCAATTCCAGCCGACATAATTCCTTGTACTTCTTTTGCTGTAAACCCTGCCTGCATCATTTGGTCACCATATTCAGCAATAATATCTAGTTGCTCAGGTGGAAAACCTGTTTTAAGGAGAGTATGAACTAACCCTAAAGCTTCCTCATTTGTAATTCCTAAAGTTGCCCCAATTTCGTTCGCTTCCTGTATCAATTCGGTAAAATCAATATTAGAATAAACCGCTACAATACCAGCGGCACCTTTAGCTATGGCTGCATTTGTTTCGTCAGAAGCATCTTTATTTAATGCCCACTGCCTACGGTTTCCTTCTAAAGCTTCATCTATGTCAACACCATACGCAGTAACAGCCCTTACTGATTCTTCAACTGTCTTTTTAGATGACTCCGGCACTTCGAAAGATACATCAATTTTTGTTTTTAACTTTGACATATCCATCGCTTTTTCAACTGCGGTTGCAATTCCACCACCAGCTGCCAACCCACCAATGACGTTTTCGAGTCCTACTTGGAGCCCTTCAAACTTCTTCTCTGTTCTCTCAGCCTCTTGTTGCAAATCCCTTAACTCGTTTCGAACTTGTTGAATTGAATTTCCAGCATCCACAGATCGAAGAGCACGTTGTAATTTTTCTATGTCAGCTTCTGTTCCTAATGCTTCCCGACCAATAATTCCAATCGCTTGTTCTAATTGCTTACTTGTTGCTGTACCATTTCGAATTGCATTTACAAGACGATTACCTAATGCGCCTGCAAAATCATCCACGCTTTTTCCTGTAGCACTAAACAATGTTTCTAATTGTCTTGTTGAACTCGCTACATTCTCTTGTTCAGCTTTCATATTACCAAGCTTATTTTTCAAACCATCAATTGACCCTTGTGTAAATTCAATTTCACGCCTAAACGCTCGGTACTGTTCTTCAGAAATTTTTCCATTTTGAAATTGTGCTTGCACTTGTTGTTCGGCTGCCTTCAATTTATCTAGCTTTTCTGTTGTATTTTCAATTTGTTGCGTCAACAACTTTTGCTTTTGAGCTAAAGCTTCCACATTACCAGGATCAAATTTCAAAAGACGTTCTACATCTTTTAATTCTTTTGTTAGATCATTACTACGTTTATTCACATCTTTTAATGCATTTTGAAGACCTGTGGTTTCACCACCAATTTCAATGGTAATCCCTTTAATTCTCCCAGCCATATTCTCACTCCTTCCTTAGAATGAATCAAAGTCTTTTTGGTTTGCTTTTCTGACTTTTTCTTTGTCTGGATTCTCCATTTCAGCGAATTCCGCAATATAATCAAAACAATCTCCAATTGTCATAACTTCCAAATCCCAATGCGTTAATTTCGCTTTATAACAAAGAGCAAGGAACGTATCAGTGGTTAATTCTTCATCACTGAAAGTCCCTTGCTCTCCATTACTTTTGTTTATTTTTTTTTTGCGCCCATTGTACTTTGAATCATATCCATAATTTCCGGAATAATCTCTGAGATAGGGAATTCATCAAAACCGTCTAACCATGTAATTGGCTCGGCAATTTCTGGATTTGCTGTTTTCGCGTATAACCAAACTAAATCATAAATAACTTCAAAATCCAGTTTACTTGAATCGATATTTGCTAAATCAATAGTAGCTAGTGAACCCTCTTGAGGATTTGAAGGAGACAAAATCCCTAACTTAAACATATCAGCAAATAAATCACGTCTGAATTGTGCTTTATATCGTTTAACAGTAGCTGCTGTACTTTTTAATCGGACTTGTTTTCCGTCTATTGTAATTGTCTTTTCCATTTACTATTACGCTCCTTTTGGTGCTGCTGGTTTTTTAACGTACACTTCTTTGTACCAATTTTTGTAAATTTCTTGTGTTGTTTTAGATGTTGTTTTTGTTTTAACCATAGGTCTTCCCCCTGGTGCTAAAATAATTGGACTAGAAACAAACTTCAGTTCATTTGTATTTGGCTCAGCTGAACTTGTTTTTGTTTTAGATGCAAGTGTTGGACGACTTGCTGAACAGTTATACATAACATGTCGAGTTGCATTGACATCACCATCAAACTCAAATAATAATGCGAATGGTTTTCCTTTTGCATCAGCCAATTCATTCAATACACCATCTGTTTCGTCTAATTCCTCACCAAGTGCATCAATAGCAAACTTTTCTGGGATAGTAGCAATACTTAATGTTCCATCGTAACCCTGATTATTACTTGCTGCGTAATAAAGCATGTCATCCGCATAGAATTCAATTAAATCACCGCGTGGCTCAAATGTTAGTTCCACTCCACCAGGTAATGGAATTGGCGTACCAAATGTAACTAAGAAATCCTTAATATCTAATGGCACGTAATGTACATTTTTTAAACCGAATGTTACCTTATTTTCGTTCATTTACAACAACCTCGTTTCATATATTTTTTGAAATAGTTTTTCAGATTCGATAAAAGTCCCGTATGACTCATAAGGAATCTCATAATCATCCAAGACTTGTTCTAGCTTGGCTTCTGCAACTAAATCCTTCTTAGTTGTATAAAGCTCTATATTTACATCATTTATTTTGTGATAGGCCTTATTGTCGGCTGCCATGTTAGGTGATCCATCTACAAAGTAGCAAACATAAGGCGGTGAAGGTACGGGAACACCTGGTGTTTCAGTGAAATGCGAATAAGCCACAGGATAACCTGTAGCCTCAAGAATTTTCTTTAGTTCACCTAATGTCATTGCCCAATCGCCCTTTCAACACGTTCAACAAAATCATGAATCGCATGTTCTTCAGCTGGTGCAATATGAACCTTTGCTGGTACTCGTCCACCATTTGCCTTCGCATGACCTTTCTCCAGTAAATGAGTAAGCTGCGGTTTTAAAGCATTATGAACAATAATTGCGTTCCCATCCTTCTTTTTTCGCCAACCTTTACTATACCTACCTGTATTTTTAGGGCTTTTTTGCTTTAATTCACCCACTAAATTATCCGCTACCTCTTCCTTCGCCACTTCCATGTCTTCCTCAATTACATTGGCATATCTTTGTAGTTCCCTAGCAATTTCATTGGATAAATCATCGATATTAGCCACCTGTCTTCACCTCACAATAGAGTTCAATTCTTTCATCGTCTCTTTCGTATGTGCGATAAATGTTGTATTTCTTGTTGTGATACTGTACTTTCTGTTCTTCTTGATAATCCAATGTATAAACAATTAATACACATTTAGGCTTAAAACCATTTTGGCCCGCTTGAAAGAATTCATTTTGAGAAACACTTTTTTTCTCACAAAATACTTGTCTTGTAAAATCTTCTGCCGCTTCTATTTGACCTAAATCATCTGTAGTAGTCGTTACAACTGGAAAGAATACAATATCATTCATTTGTAATCACCTGCTAAAGTGAGATGATTTTTTAACATGTTATAAGATGCCTGGAATCTTTCAGCTTCTTTGGCTTCAGCAACAAATTCTGCTTTGCAATATACTTTTATCGCTCTTTTGATTAACGGATCATCGTCATTATTCGCTTTGATGGAAGAAACACCCGACAACATTAAGTCATGTCGGGCCGCTTCTATTACATCGTTTATTTCATCGTCAAGAGCATCATGAGAAATGCGCAATGCCTTTTTTATATCTTTTAACATCATGATTGGTTACCTTTTAATGATCGTTCAGCTGACATCGCTTCCTCTTTCCCTTGCACTTTTTCACCATTTGATAATTCATACCATCCACCGCCAGTATGCTTAGGGAATGTAGAAATTTCTTTATTTCCTTTTAAGAATTCTTTTTCAATTAAAAAGGCAATACGTTTCGAATCATTTGACTCGTACATATCGCCTTTTGAATATCCAACTTTTGTTTCTTTATCAATGAAAGCATTCAAGACTAAATGATTCATTGTATCACTCCTTTATTAAGCTGCTGGAGCTTTTTTTAAAACAACTAAAGAGTTTTTGTCTACTACTTTACCATCCACAATCATAATTGCCTTTGTAACTTGATCGTCAGTTTCATTGTCTTCATATTTCTTAACACCCATTTGGTAGTTTGTATTAAGAATATAATCTTTGTAATTAAATAAGAATGCAAATGTTGTTCCTTCAGTAGCCGTTGCGAAACTATCAACATAATTACATAGAACAACTGGACGACCTAATAAAATGCGTTCTGGTTTACCAGAAATCCCGTAATTTGTACGTGCAATCGGCTGGCCGTCTGCATCTGTCATTGCCGAAAATTCCATAAATGTCTTTTTCGTCATCGTCCAAATCGCACTTGCTTCATACTCAAGTGGTAAAGCTGCTTCTGCGTCTGTTAACGTTTTGTAGTTAATTTTCGCAACATCTAATGCTTGTCCGTCAACAGGTGTTTCCGCTAAAATTCCTTTTGGTTTACCAGACCCATCACCACTAACAATAGCTTGTTCAATCGCTTTTGTCATAGCTTCCACAATATTATTAATTAATGTTGTTTCAAATACCGCTAGAGACATTGTTTCTACTTCAAGAGAAACAGCCACGGCACAACGTAATTTGTGATAGTTGAAAGTAATGCTTCCTGTAGTTTTCTTTTGTTTATCACTTCCAGAGCTTTCAGCAACCCATGTTGCGACTGGTTTAACTGCTGAAGTTGGTACTGTTACGCCACCTTTAATAGCTGTACGAGTAATTAAAGGTAGAATCATTCCTACTGCTTCAATCTTTTCGATAATTTTATCTAATACTGTTTGTGGGATAACAGAACCGATGTCACTTGTTTTCGTAACAGCATTTGCACGTAATTCAGTAGGAATTGCTTCACCGCGTAATACGTAATTCATAAAAGCATTACGATATTCAACTGTATTTGTACCAAGTTCACGTTTTTCATTTGATGGATCCGTATTAAATGTTTCAATCTTATTAGCACCAGTTGCATTTCCTTCATTGATAGAACGTGCTTCATTTAAAAGTTGTTCACGCTTCTCAATTGCTGCCAACTGATTATTAATATCTCGTAATTCTGTTTCAATTGCATCAAGGTTATCAATAGAGCGAGTTTCATCACTTAATAATTCACTGATTTCAGATTTACGTTTTAATAATTGTTCTTTATTCATGTTCAAAGTCCACCTTTTATAATAATGTTTGTAAATATAGTCTTCTGCGCTTTTCCGAGCGCTTTTTTTCTTCTGTGAAATGTTTATAAGGATCATATCCCCTAGCACTTACTTCTGAATCTGGGTATGCCGGAAAAGCTACTGCGCTAACTTCTAGTAGTTTTGCTTTTGTAACAGTTCGTAGCATCAGATCATCATCTGGTTCTTGGATTTCTTCGCTTATCATGCTAAACCCAAACGAAACACCATCTACATCTCCACGCTTAATAGATTTGTAAGTGTCATTACCTAGAGTTGTATCTGGTAAATCCAATTCAAAGCGTAAGCCCACGGCATCCTCGCTCAAACGTAACGTATTATTCTTTGTTCTTCCCAGCACTTTAGATGTATCATGAGACCATAAAAAACGTTGGTCATCATTTTGCAATGTTTCTGTAAATGCTCCATTTTTAAATTGCTCACGAAACTTACGATAATATCCCATAACTACAGATTTCTTTTCCCACTTTACTGCATAGCCTATAAGTGTCCGATTTCCGTTATCATCTTCTCTAATTTCAATCTTCTGCGTTACTATTTCCCTTGTTTCCGTCTTGTCCATTGTCCCCACCTCCTCGTATATTAATATTTAAGCCCTATTACTGGCTTAGATTTTCTTCTTAATAAGAGCCCTATAAATAAAAATACTTGGACGTCTCAAGATATTTCTAGATAATGATTTTAGGATCATTTGGGACAATTCTTTCACCTCCTGTGGATTTACCACATTTGAAGAGTGTTTCTCAGTGAACGCGCGGGACTCCTTACTCGCAGGCTGAGCAGCCTGACCCTCGAACCTAGATGATAGTAGCTCTAGGGCGGCTTTCGATTCAGGACTAGCTCTCATACACGAGGTTGTTGGTCGGCGTACACACTAGAGATATCTCGAGACGTCCAAGAAATGATTCTAATATAGAAGGGGGGTCTCTTACATGAGATTATTTGTTGGTTTAGATGTAAGTTCGTTTGATATGAAAGTTTGCTTTTTAAATGGTGACGGAGAAAAACTGGATTCTTTTTCGGTCAGTAATGACCTACCAGGAGCTACTACACTCAAAGAAAAATTATTACAGTGTATTGCGGGTAAAGAGGTCGACATCCTTAAGATTGGTCTAGAATCCACCTCTGTTTACAGCTTTCATCCTTCTATGTTTCTTCACCATGATATAGATTTACAGCGTTTTGGAGCAAAAGTATTTCTCCTAAACCCAAAACAAGTCGCAAATTTTAAGAAAAGCTATTCTGACATGAATAAAACCGATGAGATTGATGCCTTTGTCATTGCTGATTACTTACGATTTGGCCGTAATCAAATGTCTATCGTAAAAGAAAGTCAGTACGTGGCACTGCAGCAATTAACAAGATCACGATACCAACTTGTCAAAATGTTAACGAAAGAAAAACAACACTTTCTTCAACACCTAAGTTTTAAATGTAATACATTTTCACAAGAGGTGGATACTTCCGTATTTGGTAGCGCCATGACAGAACTATTTCTTGAAAAATTCAGCTTAGAGGAACTCGCTAATATGCCTTTAGAAGAACTCGCTGAGTTCCTACAGGAAAAAAGTCGAAACCGTTTTGGTGATCCAAAATGCGTAGCAGCATCCATTCAAAAAGCTGTGAAAGCTTCTTATCGCTTGGATAAGGTTGTAGAAGATTCAATAGATGTCATCTTAGGTACATCCATCGCAGTCATTCGTACGTTTCAACAACAAATCAAGGAATTAGAAAAGTCTATTAAAAAAATCATGGCTGGTTTGACCCAAACACTTGAATCTATTCCTGGAGTAGGTCCTGTTTTCGCTGCCGGTATCATTGCTGAAATTGGCCAAATCGAAAGATTTGACGATGAAACAAAAATAGCCAAATACGCTGGATTATACTGGCGAAAGCACCAATCCGGTCGTTTTACAGCCGAAGATACTTCATTATCCCGTACAGGTAATCATTACTTGCGTTATTACTTAGTTGAAGCCGCCAATTCAGTAAGAAAGCATGTATCAGATTATCAAGAGTATTACGTGAAAAAATATAATGAAGTACCAAAACATCAACACAAACGTGCACTCGTTCTAACCGCAAGAAAATTTGTGCGATTGGTGGATGCGCTACTACGTAGCCACCAACTTTTTACGCCAGGAAGGTGTGTGAAAGAATGACATAAATTTTTGTCATCGCTACCTTTCATTATTTTCCAGTAAATTACATTCGTTACTGGTTTAGTTTCGTGATGCCTTTTTTAAACAAATTGACCTTTGACAACTTTAAACTTTGTTATTTCTCAGTTGACATACTACCGCAGGTCTTTAACAGTTGTATTTCCATCTTTAACTAACGCTGTATCTAATCTTCGAATTGGCTTATCTCCACCTTCAATTGGACCTACAGAGAGAATAGAACGCCATTCATTCGGTGTCATTGCTCCTCTATCAACCATTTGAACTAAATTCATTTTGGTCTGCATAGAAGCATATTGAAGGCTTGCTGCTTCGAAAATAATTTTGTTCCCAAAGCCACGTTCCCTACGTGAAAAAAACTTCCTGGTAAATTCCCCAGAAAGTTGCATCGCTAACGGTTCAATTTCAGATTCATAGTAAGCATTCCATTCATCCTCATTGTATTTACTTTGAATGATTTTTTCGTTTGTATTAAAGAAGTTATAAATTCTCTGTGTTGTTTCTTGCATTTGTTTTGAATCTGGAACAAATGCTTCTGGTTTAACTTGTTCTAAATCATAACGCGGATCAGATGAAGCTGCTCCACCATTTTCATTATCAATACTCAAATAATTTTTCTTGAAATTTTGAACTTGTGCATCGATGTCCTCTTGCTTTAAAACCGATTTAAATTTTAATATCCATTTCACCACTGCACTATTTTTAATTGCTTTCACAATTCCCTGATCGGTAGTTGTAACAATATCCATTAAGGAAGATAAAGCTTTACCTGGATGTTCACCAAAGAAATCATCTTCGTTAAAATCTTTTCTAAGATGGATAACATCGACATAAGGAACGGTCATTCTCTTCCCATTTTTAAAATAAAAAGTAAGAAAAATATCACCTTGAGCTCCCTCTACAACTTCTACAGTTACACATGGCAAAGGATAAATTTCAATTGGAACTCCTAATTCATCTCGTTTGATATATGCAAAGGCGTTATGGTTCAACTCTAGCTGTACAGTCATTTTTTCTTGGAATATTTGACCTGTCATTAATGGATTCGGTTCTTCTAAAATGAATCTAATATACGGCTCTGGATTTACTTTAAATTCATTTGTATTATCTCGTATATGTTTTGCTATTAATTTACCAACAGCCTTTGCTTTAGGGCGTATACAAGCCCTGATAATATCACTTTGATAGATATTCCCATTCCATGAGAAAAAGCCTCCTCCATTATCGTTTATCATTTCAAAACGGGTCGTAGTAGGCGGTTGTTTTCTACCGAATATTTTGTTGAATAACCCCAATTCCTCACCTCCCTCAAATCATATTTAAGTAATCATTACGTTTTTCTTGAAGCACAACATATGCATTTAAAAGCGCTGCGGTTCCATCAATCCTTCTACGTTGATTATTTGTTTTGTTCGGCTGTATATTCAGGTTTTTATCCACATCAATAGCTGTATTCGATAAACACCATTTATCAATGCTGTTATTGTTGTAATTTACTAATTTAGACTCTAAATCCGCTCCTAATAATTTCATAGGGCTAGAAAGAGTTTGTTTCCCTTGGGCAACTGGAATCATTGCTTCTTTACCAAAGTAGCCTTCCATTTCCTCCACCCAATATTTTGCGGACCATCTATCATAACCGATCCACGGAATATAAATACCGTATTCATCACGTATTTCTAAAAACCATTCAGTCACAAATTTATAATGTACTGAGTTGCCTGGTGTCGTTCTTAATAATTCTTGTTCTGCCCATAAATTATATGGAATCTTATCTTCTTTACTTCTTTGCTCAAGCAAATCTTCAGGAAGCCAATACATTTGTAAAACATAAACATGTTTATCATTTGGAAGCATAAAAATAACCTTCGCTGCGGTTAAGTCGGTTGTCGAGGATAAATCACAACCACCTATACCATAAGAAGGCTTTAATTTTGCTACATCAAAGGTAGCCTTGTTATTTAATTGTTCAAATGTTAACCAAGCTTCTGTACTTGTCTCACGAATATTAAAATCTTTTGTTAGTAAGTTCTTAACTAGCAAAGAATTTGCTTTCGCTTTGTTTACCTTTGTTTCAAGTTGGTCTATCTTTTTTATCGTACCTAAACCAGGATTCGCTTTTGCCCATTTGGTATTATCAGTCCATTCGGCTCTTTTATCTAATTCATATATAATCGGCAAGAAACGATCATCTTTATAACCGTCTGGATCATCCAAGCCATTTAAAAGCATTTCAGCTTCTTCATACTTCATATCGTAAACAGATTCACGAATAGTTCCAGCTGTTGTAATCATAAAAATCATTGGTTGTTCCCTTGAAGAAGTGCCATCCACTATAACGTCATATAGATTCTTATCTTTCCAAGCATGTATTTCATCCATCATCGCCCCATGAACATTAAGACCATCAAGTGTTTCTGAATCACTTCCCAAAGGTTTAAATGTACTATCATTAAAATCTGCATTTAATTCACGAACAAGCGGTTTAATTCGCTTTAATAATACAGGGGATTTCTTAACCATCCTTTTGGCATCTAACCAAACTAATTTCGCTTGATCTAATTTCGTAGCAACTGCATATATTTCCGCACCTGGTTCACCATCGGCAACTTGTAAATACAATCCAATTCCAGAAGCGATTGTTGACTTTCCGTTTTTACGAGCCACAATTAAGAGTACTTCTCTATACTTTCTCGTTCCATCAATTTTATGAACAAATCCAAAAGAAGCTGCTAAAAATGCTTTTTGCCAAACCTCCAATTCAATTGGCTTACCGCCCCATTTACCTTTTGAGTGTTTGCAAAAATTCTCAATGAATTCTATTACATGATTCGCTTTCTTAGCATCATACTCAAATACAGAGGAGATATCATACACATCTTCAACAAGCTTCTTATATATTCGCCTAACTTTATTAGATACAATTACTTCTCCAGATTCGATTTGATTGTAATACTCAATGATTGGATTATAGGTTAACGGGTACTGCTTTCTTACTCGCTTACTCATTTATCAGCCACGAATTCATCAAATCCATCATCCTCTTCTTTAGGTTGCTCTTTCGGTAACAAATCTGTTAATTGCTTCATAACATGCGCGTGATTTTTCGTCATATTATTATGTACGTCAACAGCAGTTGTTTTTTTATTGCCGAACTGATTGGCTCCGTTTTGGTATTTCTCTTCAAAACCATCCCTATTAATTTTTTCTTGTGCATCTTCTAAAGTAACACTCATAAAAGCTGCATTTTTTATAAGTGAAGAAACAGCCCTTTTTTTCTTAGGATCTAAATTCTTCAATAAACTGTTTAATCGTGTTATCTCTCTCTTAATTCGTTTTTCTTTTTCTATATATAGATTATCATCCATAAAATTGTACTCCTTTCATGACCACACCCCCTATAGAAATGACCCGTGTGTTACATGAAGCTCCCCTCTCGGTCCCCCTAAGGGGCTTTGATTTATTTTTGAAAGGGGGGGCTTAGTTCTTTTTGTTCCTGATTCTTTTCTGCTAATAAACTATCAATTAGTTTATTAATTATATTTAGATGCGCTTCTTTTTCTTCTTCTAACTCTTTATCTGCATCTATCTCTTCTTTTAGCGCTTCAAATACTTTAAGTACATCTGATAACTTTTCTTTACTTACATGTCCATCTAGTTCCTTAATATCAATAGCATTAAAGACTATGCTAAGAGCAATAGCTTTCTCTATCTTCGTTAAAGCTACACCTTCATGCTCTACTGTACACACCTCTTGTTTAACTTCTTTAATAGACTGTACTAAGTTAGCATTATATACATTAAGATTAGTTGCTACTGGAACTACTGCATTGCTCTCACTAAATAGAAATACCTTTCCCTCAACTACTTCTGATTTACCATCCTTAAAAGCGACTTCATAACTACGTGATGTCATTTATATTCCCTCCTAATTAATTCACCATTCTCATTAAACATTACATCTTCCCTCATCGGACTGTACTTACTAAACGTCTTAGTATTATGACATTGTAAGCATAAATATTGTAAGTTCTCATGATTCAATGTAATATCTGGATTGTTTATATTCTCTGGTGTAATCTCCACGATATGGTCAACGATATATCCAGGTACTTCTTTGCAATGCTCACACATACCATCCAATGTTGAAGCTATATATGACTCTCTGCATTTCTTCCATGCCGTTGACTTATAGAACCTCTTTGCATATTCTTTCGCCATTCACACACCTCTCAAATGCAACACGTTTGCGCTTATCTTTCCTTAACAACAAACAAGACGCCACCCAAATCACGGTAGCGCCTATAAAAATTATTATTATTTAATCAAAACTGTTCCGCTCGAATGTCTTGAATAGCTTTATACGTTTGATCAGCTATTGTTCTACCATCTAACTCAATATTAATAACTCCTGACTCAATTAATCCACTCTTACCAGTAAACCTATCCATAACCTTTTCTAACTTCTCCAATGCATCCACACATTCATTAGCAGCTTCCGTTACTTCTTTAATTCTTTTTAATGCTTCAGTTGTTTCAACATTCAATTCAATTGTTAATCCTTGAATATTCTTTTTTGCATCATTTGATTTTTGTGTATATTTTTTCATTACCCACACATCTACAAAAGCACCGTTACATTTTGGACAAACTGTTACTTCTCGATATTCTTCTTTAGATGGATGATAAACTTTATCCATATGGTCACATACTAAACATTTAGCTTTATTAAAATACTTTTCCCTTTCATTCACCTTACTCACTCCTTATCTAATAAAACAATTTTTGTATTGTGTTTAAAACAATAGATACAGCTTCTTCCTTCCAATCTTTTTCTTTCACCTCTAAACGATGTCCCACAATCATTACAAACAAGTTTCACTATTTCATTACAATCAGAGGAGACCTTAGATGCATTGACTTCTTCCACATACCAAACATTCTTTGGAAAGTTAGGAAGAGGGAATTGGGATTCCGACCACTCTATCTTCCTAATAATTTGATACTCTTTCTTTAACGTTTCTAATGCATTAATGATTTGGTGTAGTTCTTCTAAGGATGTAATTTGCTTTTTATATTTGCTCATTTCATCTTGCTCCTTCTCATCCTTTATTGCTTTCAATTGTGCCATTTCCTTTTCGACCATCTTGTCGATGGGATCATGAAATTGTATTGACTCTATTTTTAGTTCGTGATTAGTACCTTTGAACTTTTTAAAAATATCAAACATACGAAACACCACCTGTATAATTTTTACATAATAAAATAGCAACCGTGCACCAGTTGCTATTTCGTCAAAATCTTATGTTATTACTGTAATTTATTTTTTCAATAGTTTATATAATGATTACTTACCTTAAGTAAATGTTAAGTTCTATTTGAGTACTCAACCTTTTCTCGCATGGCAGCATGTTTGTTATAAATATACTGTGAGCTGTAGTTAAGTTCTTCGGCAATCTTTTCTAATGTCATGCCTTCCACATACTTTAGATATGCAATTTTATGTTCCAATCCTTTAAATGTATTAATTAATTTTTTTAATTTATGCATGTCATTCATCTTGTGCGCTAACTCATACTCAATTGCTTCAATACGTCCTTCCACCTTTGCACCTTCTGATTCAGCAGTTAAACGCACTTCTCGCAAATCACCACTGACCCAGCGTTTTAATTCAGCTTTTGTTTTGTCTAAGTTGTAATCTAAATACGCAATGTCCTGTTCTAATTCTTGATATACCTTCAGCCAGTTAAACAAATGATGATTCACCTACTTTCTACTTAAAACTATAAATCTCATAAAATACATTTAATTCCCTTTCTAAGACGTTTTAACACTTGTACATCCATTTGTATTCAAAAAGAGAAGTAACCCCAAATCACTACAATTCTGACGGTCATTTCTTTGTCGAAACGTGTCTTTTATTTTGATATCACAATTACAGTATGTGAAATTAATTATTTCAATCCTCGTTTTTTCATTTGAGTATGCAGATTTGCTGTAGTCACACCCAATTTCTTTGCAATCCCCACATATGTCATTCCTTTATCACTCATGGTTACTGCCTTCTTACAAAATGCATTCCATTCTTTCACTGTTCTTGTTTTCTTCTGGTCCGTACCAATACGACCACCTAACAAAACGCCTAATTCATTTATTCTTATTCCTGTAGCACATTCTGTCCAACAATGCGCTACATCTCTACTACATCTATAATCACAACCTGTGCAATGTTTCTCTTGTAAATCTAAAATTGCAATACGGGCTTCTTTTTTATTCATATCGCTACCCACTCTAACTTATCTACATAGTACAAGTAATCTACTAACGCCCTATCAGTTGGTTTTACAAGATAAGCCATATCATTAAATACTGCTCGTGGTATTGATTTCCGTCCACCTAATTTCGCAGCATGAACATATTCTTTTATTAATTCAAACGGAACTAAGAAAATGGAATGCTCTATACTAAATTCAATTAAGAAGAAACAAATCACCCCCAACTTTTCAGCTTGTTCTAGATACTCAATTTGATGTGGTGATATATTTTGTAAAGCAAAGCTTGTCTTATTTGTTGTCGCTTTTGCTTCAAATGCTATCATTCGCCCTTTATATATTCCGTCATAATCAACGGTTGACTTTTTTTCGAAATATCCTTCTTTTATTCTTCCATCTTTAAATAACTTTGTAACAACTACAGGTGTAGCACGTTTTGTAATTAATGCTATGTTCTTTCTCTTGTACATATCATTCGAAAAATTAATTAGATTCTCAAACGCAGCTCCATGATCCCCACTGTAAGCCATACTAATAACTCCTTTCTCAAATACTATTTTGTTAATTATGCCTTTGTAACTTTATATTCAAAGAAACTTTTAGCTTTTTTATGTTTATCGCATGCAAACACATCTGTAGGAAGGTGCTTTCTACCTTTTGAATCTCTTGCTAATACAAATCCCTTAGTTGTGGCATCACTTTTACAACTAACATAATTGCATTTTTGCACTTTGCATTCTCCTTTGCTTATAAAATACAAATTGTAATACGTTATCAGTCAAACTTCCATCAATGGAGGCTTGACTGATTAACTATTTTGTTTGATTTAACAGTCCAATTGATGAGGGTAAATCGATACGAATCGTGGTACACCATTTGGGTATTTCAAACAAATAACTTTTGTTGCCATCTTTTCTATAGATAAATCTAAAAGTTTGCATATCGCATCAAACTGAACTGTTTTTAAATCCCTTTGCCATTTAAAAGTTGGGTCTAATCTATTATCAAACTTCCCATCAAACTTTCGTATCGTTGAGATTTTGAAATTCTTTATTCCCATAAAATTTTCTGCACCTATTTTTGTCATTTGCCTATTTCTTGTATGTCTCATTTCCCGTTCCCCTTTCTGACCAAATAACGCTTTTATTGCAAAATCATTTATTTAACGCTCGACATGCAATAGTTTTTGCTTCTCTAGCTATAATGCAGCCCTCTTGTGGATTTGTTGGATTCCCTTGTAAATCAGTAATTTCAAATAATGCTTTTTTCAGTTCCTCATTTTCTTTCTCGAGCTTTTTTATTTTTTCATCCATCACTATTTTCCTTTTCTATAAAATTCAAATTTAATAACACTCCAGGACTCTCTCATTTCAGAAAGTCCTGGGAACATAATCTATTTAACTTGAATCATCGGATTAGCTTCTCCACTTACTTGCGGTAACTTACCATCCCATTTTTCAATTTTTTTAATTTCTACAATTTCTGGAGTTAAAGACTTCTTAATAATCTCATTCGCTTCAGCTTTCCCTCTTGCTTCCTCGATTGCTTTCTCAGCATTAATAGTGGCTTGTTTCTTCTCAATCTCCGCTTTCTCTAAGTTTTGTTGAGCATCTACTACGCCTTGAATTGCTTTCGCTGTATTTGCATCCGGTTTAGGAGCTTCTAGCGTAACTGAGTCCACTAAGAATCCAGTACTGTCTACCGTTTTTCTAAACTCCTTTTCTATTGCTCCGTTAATTTCTCCTTGATGTTGGAATACCTCTAGAACTGAATAGTTAGAGAAAACGTTTAATGTAGCTTTCTTAAGTCGAGTCTGCAACCAACCGTTCTCAATTACATCTGGAGCTTGTCCTTTAAACTTGTTATAAATCTTAGGAAGTTTCTCCGCATCATTCATGTAATCGTAAGATAGACTCACTGTTAATGGCTTACCATCTTTGGTTTGTACGCTGAATTTATCCACTTTAACCGTTTCTGTTGAAATAGGATAAGCTGTTACACGTTTAAATGGTGAAACTAAGTGCCATCCTTGTCCTAAGGTTTCCTTTTCGATTCCTGTACTTCTGTTATAAACAACACCTGCATGCCCCTGATCAATTACTTTTACACTCATTGCCGTTAAAATGCCACCTGTTAAAAGACTGAAACCTAATACTGCTGCACCTACGATTTTCTTTGTATTCATTTTATTTTTCCTCCTTGAACAAGTTTTTAATTTTTAATACTACGTTTCCAATACACTCAAAAACTCCTAATTTACCTGCTATAATCCATAAAAATGACAACACCATGATAAACACTATAATTCCTACAAATAACGAGAACATAACATCACTCCTTTTATTCACTTACTTTATCCAGCCATATCTTCAGCGAAAAATAGAATTTCTAAATTTCCTGTTGCTACTTCATACGTTTGATGCAAATTCATAACTTCTACTGTTGCTCTATCATCCATTACGTGTAAAACACGAGATGCGTACACGTCATCTGTTACAATATCACCAGAACGATACTCATTTGGCTTACGTCCCTTTTGTGCAAATACACGTCTTACACTTTCTGCATTGATTTCTTCTACTGTTGCATATCTACATTTATTCGCATGATTGTATCCCCAATCACCATGTATTGCTCCTTCACATCCCCACGTTCCCCATAACTCCACTTTGTTATTAAATGTATCCTTAATCAATCGTTTCACTTGTGTAATAACTTTGTTATCTTTCGATTCGCATACAACCCATTGACCAGCAGTTACTTTCTTTTCATCAATTTGTAAATTCATTTCCTATCTCTCCTTAATTCAAGATTTATGAATTCAAACTAATTTGCTATATAAATTAACTTTCTGCGCTTCATTCTTTCTTCTCTTCATGGGATAACCATCTTTGAGAACTTTGAGGTTTTTTTGCGCTACGACCAGCTTCTGATGACGATAAGACGGGTGTTGTAATCGCCTCTTCAATTTCCCATTTCAATTTCCTAATTCTCATATATACTGTACTTGGTTTTAAGCCGTTACTCTTGAAGATTTGTATTTGTTCTTCTGTAAGTTTGGAATAATTACGATTACATTGATTCGCACGTTTCAAAGCTTCTTCTCTACTCATTGGAGGTTTCGTTATGGAATCAATTAAATTCCAGCCCCGTCTTCTTCGCTTATTAAATGCATTTCTACTAATACCATTTCGTAAAGCTGTTTCTTTCACACTACGCCATTCTGTCGCACGTTGAGGCGATTTACTAATTGCAACTTCCTTATCCCAGTATAAATCATAGACTCTATACCATAACGTACTTGCACTAATCCCATTCTTTGCAGCCGCCTCATATTCTTCTGGAGTTATATAATAATCATATGGATTCCGCATGAGTATCTTCTCCTATTCAATTGCTAATGGATCTATTGAGCTTCTTTTAATGATTTATTAGAAACTTTAATACTACGCATCTTAAAACAATAATTTTCACGATTTTTTGATGCCGCTTCTTTTGTTGTTTTGGATGGAATAACCATCTTAGACCACGGTGATGCTTCTTTTGCCATTATCCCTACTTGTGCTTTTGACAAAATTGGAGTATTAATCGCGCGTTCTGCATCCCATTTACATTTTTTTACCCTTTCCCATAACCTTGAATAACTAATTCCATTTAATCTTGCTCTTCTTATTTGTTCATTTGTAAAAACACGTTTTTTCTTTTGTTCTCGCATTTTTGCTATTTCTTTTGAATTCATTGGTCTCTGAGTTATCGCTCGTTCAAAATCCCAACCAAGTTTTATTCGTTTTTCAAATGTTTTCATCGCAATGCCGTTACTAAGTGCTACATCTTTTACTTCACGCCAAAGGTGATTTTTAATAGGTGGTGTATCGATCGCTCGTTCTTTACTCCAACAAAGATCATAAATTCTAGACCTTAACGTACTTGCGCAAACACCATTTTTTTCTGCTATTTCGTATTCTTCTGGAGTTATATAATAATCATATGGATTCCGCATGAGTATCTTCTCCTATTCAATTGTTAATTAAGTTCTTGAATTTCTTCTAACGATCTATTCGAAACTTCAATACTACGAATCTTAAAACTATAGTTTTTACGATATTTCCCACGAATTTTTAATGCCGCTTCTTCCTTCGTTTCAGCTTCACAAAATTCTAATTTGAATCCTGATTCTGTAACAATATCCACCATGTATGTATCTATAAGTGGCTCATAAATAAAATCATGATCTATTGTGATTTGTTCAGTCATTTAACTCACCTTCTATCGGTGAAAGTGTAATAATCATTTGTTGATCTAAAACATTCCCTATCACAGCATTCATCCATAGATTAGGATTCATTTTTCTCATTAAAAATTCGATGATTGTAATTAACTCTTCGGTAGATAAGTAAACAAATTCACCTAATGATTCTTGATTGAACTTGCCACCTCGTTTTTCAATCGTTAGAGCTACTTCGTTGTCAATCACGTACCTTTTTGCAGTTACCAAATCAAATTGACGGACTTTTTCGCGGCCGAATCCTTTTATCAATTCCTTTAGAACATCATGAATGACACGAAAATCTAATACTTTTACTCTCTGTTCAAGCTGCTCTCTACACTGCTTGCATAAAATCCTCTCCAAACCAGAAATATATATTTTATTCATATCAGACTCAGGAAAAGGATTTTCGCATTCGTAACACTCTTCTCCAATTACATCTTCAAATGGATTTAACATGTAAATCGCTCCTATGATTTATATTTGTTTAACATTTCTTGCAATCTCTCACGCTCTTCATCAATAGACTGCGAGTTTTGCTTTTCGATTTCTTTTTTAGTTGGCTCAACATCTTCACGTAACCAATCTGGAACAATTTCTTTTCTATTTGAACGACCTGGTCCCGAACCATTCAATCGCTTGTTCTTACTCATTGCAAAGCGTCTATCTAATGCAGCAACATCATCTAATGTTTTTACTTTTTGCTTTTCCCAGCTTTTTAAAATGGCCTTAATGTAATTCCATTTTGGCTTATTTTCATCAATAGCTTTGTGAGCAGCATGTTTAATTAATTCGCTACCAAACGAATCACAAAACTCTCCTAATTCCGTAATGGCAATTTCACTTAATGGAATTCCTTCACCTTTTAAAAAGTTATAACTGACTTTAAATTCTTCATCGACTAATACATGTGATTTCGATTCTTTATTATCATCATGATAATGATTAGTATTTTGTATATTAGTATTTAATTTATTAGTACTTAGTATATTAGTATTTAGTAGCAGTGGATTTTCCACCGGAGGATTTCCCACCGGAGGGATTTCCACCGGTGGGTTCTCCACTGGTGGAAAATCCGCCAGTGGCTCCTCTTGTTGTGGAACTTCATGTATTACAGTTTCCCAACTAACAATTTTATTTTTATCATTTCTGATAGGATTACGTTTCACATATCCATATTCTTTCAATTCTTTCATACCGCTTTTTAAACTATCTATTCCATCTTTTGCGTGTGTAGCTAATTCTTCCCTATAAAACACCCAATCATCAGGAAGTGTAAGTATATAGGCTAAAATTCCTTTAGCTTTCCACGACAACCTTTCATCTCTTAAACCGGTATTATTTATGACAGAATAATTTCTATTTTTTTCTACTCTTATAATCCCCATAATACCTACCTCACAAATTCTTTAATCGGTGTTATAATTAACATGAAATGTTTTTCTTAGAGGACCCGTTGCAGCGGGTTCTTTTTTATGAATTCCGTCGAATACTATCGACAATTTCTTTTCTTCCTCCCACTTCTTCCAAACGATCTGCTACTTGTAAAACCTTTTTTCTTTCTTTAGAAGAATCATTTTTTATTTTCTTGAAGTACATAGCTGATAACTCCTTTGAAATTTCTAAATCTCTGCTATTTTGCTTTTGATATAAATCGTGAAGTTCAACATAAGCAATTTTGTCACCGTTCCTATTGGCTTGCTCCATTTGTTTATATAAAAGTTGTCGGTTCTGTATACATTCCTTACGCTCTTTTTCTAATTCTGATGCCATCATCAAATGTTCTGGAAGCACTCTGTTTTCGGTTCCCATTGTTTAATCGCTCCCTTTCTAAACGATCACTTTCATCAAACTTTCGTTCAATAAAAGTACCGCCCTTATAAACTCCATACGCAAGTACCGCTATCCCTAATCCAAAGATACAGACATTCGTTGTACTTTCTACCGTTATAATGTCCATTAGGCTAAAATAAACACCTTTTTAGATTCCACTTCTTGCGATAATGCTTTATTTAAGTACTCTTTAATGTTATTCATTGCTTCTAATTTCCAAGCCCCACCGTCAGCTTCAAACAAACCACAACGAGCACCTTCACGCATCCTAAATACAAACTTACTTTCTGGCTGTTCTACTTCAACAAACGTTCTATATGGGCTTAATTGAACTGGATTTGGTACTTTTGCATTCCCTCTACTAGCAACTCCTGTTTTCACTGTTACAGCTTGTGACACACCATCATCGCCAATTTCCTTTACATCATTTTCTACGACAGTACCTACTACCTGTAAAACGATGTCTCGATGCTTGTTTTGTACAAAACTTGATTGTAATGCAATATTAAATTCTTCTCTGTCATAAAAACTTCCAAAATTAAAACGTGGAATGGATGCTTGTGCCTCGATATATGTACTTCTAGCCTTATCTCCATTAACCGCAGTAAAGCAACTTACCGTTGTTGGATTTACAATATGAATCATTATAGGTTCAGTTGTGTCAAATTCTGATTTCACGTAACCTACTAAACCAGATAAACTACGAACAGTAATCTCTGCTGGTGTCGGTTCTTGCACAAGATGTAATCGTTGTGTTGAATAAGTTTGTTCCCCGATTTTATGTGTTTCAATCGTTCCAATCTCTAATACCTTTTCAATTGCTTCTCTTGTCATAGTCATTTTTATTTCCCCTTTTCTTAATTAGATTTACTTTTCATATAATCGATTACTACTGTTTGTTTATCAGCAGCCTGATTTTGTTCTTTTTCTTCTACTTTTTCTACAGGTTGTCCAACATCTGTTTTCACATCACCCTGTAGATCCATATAAAACTGTCCCTGGATTCCGGAAGCTAACTCTTGCCTAACTAAATTTCCGTTTTGGTCCATATCTAATAGAATCTTAGACTCTACCGCTTCTGTTGGTGCTAGTTTCGAAGTTGCTTGAACTTGACAATTCCACACATCACGCTTTTTATCACCAGCAAATGAAAGGGTTAAAACGATCTTTCTTGCTTTTTTGGGATCAGTATTTAAATCTGCCATATTTTCCATTACGCGCTCAAACTCTTGATGAAATCTTTCAGCAAGTGCTCCATCAGCAAATGTATTTAAATCAATCATGACTTCCATTATTTTTCTCACCTAAGCCTTCCTTCTTAAAATTCAACATCTACTTGAATATCGATGTTCATAGGGATTTCTTGCGTTACACGAATTGACTTTGGACTTACACCTTTTTGAATCAACTTTTTAACTTCTTCTTTTGCAGCATCTTTTGAGTGGAATTCACTGATACCTGGAAAACCTGCGAAATTACTTGTAATCACTAAAATCTTTTGTTGCATGTAACTTCCTCCTATTGCACTTCTGCCATGTTTATTTGTGAATTTGCAAAAGCGATTTCCTCACTTAATACAATTGGCAATTTATATTCTTTAACAATTTTCGATGCTAACTCCAAATGACAACGTTTAATTGCTTTATGACTTGTTATTCCAAACTCACGATATAGTTGGTTATAAATATCACGATAAACTTTTATTCTTAACCCACGATCTCGATAAGCATTCGATTGTTTACCACCTAATAAAGCAACACCATGACGTTTAACAGCATTAGATATTTCATCACATTCTACTGCGAATAATGGTGCGTTTTCTCGTAAGTCTTTGACATCTGATTTGATGTGCTGGAGTTCTTGTTTTTGTCCTTCTAATACATCAAATGTTAGTTTTAAAATACTCATTGGATCTGTAGGGATTTGTTTCTGTTCTCTCATATTGAAATATCCATCAACAAACTGATCGTATAAATCCCATGCTGTATCATCTTCGAGAATTTTTAAGAGTTTTGCGTATCCTCGTTCAGAAAGAATATATATGTTTTTCGAATTAGCAATTGATTGTTTTGTAAATCCGAGTTGTTCTAAACTCGGTCCGCCAAACGGACTCACTTTTAAATCAACGATATCAATACCGTCTTTAAATCGGGAACGGTTTTCATTAATCCGTAGGTTAATATGTTTGACTTCTTTCTCATGAATTCCAGCAATTTCTTTTACTAACATCGCTTTCTTACCTTCACCAAATCCTCCCTCAATTCCAGTGAACTGATAACCTGCGATATTTTGTTTTCCTAAAATATGTAGTTCGTTTGTTGTTGTTAATTGATCCATGCTATTTCCTCCTATTTATGCACTTGAAATTACTTTTGTTGTATTTGTATAACGATGTACTAAATGTAATTCATTACTTACTTTTTTGAAGATTAACCAAATATCAGGATTAAGATTGTATGACTCAATATGAATTTTTTCCTTTTTTGTTGGCTTTTTACCATTTTTCATTCAACTCACCTCCTCTGTATCTACAACATCAAAATTAATTTCACTTAACCCGCTTACCGTAATTCATGATTATTTTTAGGTATTTTTGTTCTTTCGTGAAAATACTCTATTGGCACTCGTCCGGCTACCGTGATATAACCTTTTTCTTTTAGTTCATTGTTAAGCTGTTTAATAATTTCTCGCGCTTTCGTCTCTTTCACACTAAACAAATCCATGACATGTTCACATCTATAGACATCCATCAACCACACCTCGTTAAGCAACACCGTCAGTTACGAAACGCAACATTCGAGGAAAAAAAATTCGGATTACCTCATTCGGTTCTATTTTTAATTCATTCACAATTTTATTTACTTCTTCTGTATCAAACACAGAGTAACCGTTAATCTTATCATTCAAGGTAGTTGTACTTATCTCTAACGCCTCAGCCAATTTCCTATAACTAGAATTTTCTTCTCTTATTTTTCCTTTCAAAGCTTTTAATTCTGGATATTTACGTCTTTTGTTCATATAATCACCCCTCTCTCTTCTTATAAATTGCAGTTATTGTTACGTTTCGTAACTCACCCCTAGAATACCCTTTAAAAAAACAACTGTCAATACGTTTCGTAACATTTTTGTCAATTTCACCTCTATTATTGTTGCGTTTTGTAACAAACTTGTTTATACTTATCGAAAAAGGGGGTTGTTACAAAATGGAACAAAAGCAACTGTTAAATAAAGAAATATTCCCTATCAGATTGAAAGAAATCATGCTTGAGAATAACCAAACAATTTATACTCTTTCGCAAAGAATTAATCTTTCTGCAGCCACCGTATCCCGATATTGTAGTGGTAAAATGGCACCAAAACTAACTACTATAGAAGTTATAGCAAAACAATTTGGTATAAACCCTGCTTGGTTAATGGGGTACGATGTAGATAAACTTATCGAAAAAAAGCAACCAGATCGGAAATATTATCAAATAACTGAAAAAGACAAAAAAGACATTGCTAAACAATTAGAAAAAATGTTAGATGGATTGGGTGATGACAAAAATGGTTTTGCCGCTTTCGATGGCGAACCACTTGACGAAGCCACAAAGATGGTATTAAAAGATTCACTTGAACGTTCGATGCTTTTAGCGCGAGAAATAGCTAAGAAAAAATTCACTCCTAAGAAATATAGAAATTAAGGAGGACTTTGGGTTGAAGGATAACATAAAACAACACGCACTAGATCTAGTAAAAGAACACGGCACAAACAATCCATTTAAAATAGCTAAAGAAAGAAACATCGAATTAATATTTGAAGACCTGCAACATATCTACGGATATTATCATTACTGTCGACGCGTTCAACTTATTCATATCAATTGCACTCTAGAAGAATTTTACCAACTCTATGTCTGTGCTCATGAATTAGGTCATGCTGTTAGACACCCTGAAGAAGATACCGCTTTTCTTAATAAGCAGACACTCTTTTCCACAGATAAATTAGAAGTAGAAGCAAATACTTTTGCTGTTGAATTATTGATGCCTGATGATGAAGTTTATCATTATCTCCGTTCTGGATACACCATAGAACAAATTGCAAGTGTTTATGGAGTTCCTAAACGGTTCATGAAATATAAAACATTTAATTTTTGAACTTATTTGGAAGGAGTTGTGAAAGGATGCCTATCTATAAAGACAAAGAAAGAGGAACGTACTATGTAAAAATCGTTTACCGCGACTACGAGGGAAACAAGAAGCAGAAAAAAAAACGTGGTTTCAAAAAAAAGAACGATGCTGTCGCTTGGGAAAAAGAATTTCATAAAAAACATAATGAAAGTAGCGATATGAGTTTCGCTAGTCTAGTTGAATTATACATGGAAGATATAGTTCATCGCATTAGACCAAATACTTTCGAAAATAAAAAATATATTATTAATTCACGAATACTACCATTCTTTTCAAAAATAGCCATAAATGAGATCAAACCTATGCATATACGTAAATGGCAAAACACCCTAATTTCTCAAGGGTTTAGCCAAACATATCTAAAAACAATTAATAACCAATTAAATGCGATACTCAATTTCGCTGTAAAATTTTACGGATTATCTGCCAATCCTTCAAAAGTAGTCGGCTCTATAGGAAAAAAGCAAGCTGATTCTATGAATTTTTGGACGTTAGAGGAATTCAATTTATTCTACGAACAATTAGAAAAAGAAGAAAGTAAAGTTATCTTCTCTATACTTTTTTGGACAGGAATTCGTTCCGGGGAGTTATTAGGGTTGCAATGGAAAGACATAGACTTATTAAGCAACACAATATCCATTACAAAATCACTTCAAAAGGTGAATGGCGAAACTGTCATAAATCCTCCCAAAACACCAAAAAGCAAAAGAATTATTCATATCCCTTTGGCACTAAGTGCATTGATTGTAAAATATAAAAACAAATTATACAAACCTAAACATAATGATTTTTTATTTGATTGTTCTAAGTACTATGTTTTATATGAATTAAGAAGAGGAATAAAAAAAGCGAATATAAAAAAGATACGTGTGCACGACCTTAGACATTCACACGCATCTCTTCTAATCGAATTAGGATATAGCCCATTATTGATATCAGAAAGATTAGGCCATGAAAAAATCGAGACGACACTGCAAGTTTATTCACATCTGTATCCAAACAAGCATGATGCTGTCGCAAAGAAGCTAAATAACTTAATGGAACAAAAAAGTTCCATATGA